CCGCTACCGCTTGATTTTTATATTTCATTAGTAAGTAAAGGCCTTGATATTCCTGATTTTCTTTAAAATCATATTTCCTTATATTTTCTTTAAATTCTTTAAAAGTTCCTAAAAATGTTCACAAAAAAAGCCCCACAAAGAAGCCACTATACTATATGATGAGTTCAGCAGGCAAGAAACTAGCACGGTCAAACGTGCTTTTTTTATTACCTGTCATCATTATACCATACTATCATCAACCTATATATCCGAAAATCTAAAAGCCCCTAGATTCATTTCTAAGGGTTTCTAGTTGATTCATGGAGTTCTATATGATGAAGCCCTAAAACGGGGCGTCCTAGACTCCAGTTATTCAGCTGATGGCTACTTATATGCTTCTAGTTCTCCGTTCTGGTGGATTCTAGCAAAGTTTAAGACAGCTATCTGTTTGTATCTATGATAATTAGTGGATTTTGTCCCAGCAATTTCTAAACATTCACTTACTGTTTTCTTCCTCATGTAACAATAATGGATAATAAAGTATTTTCTGGCTCGCTTGTTCTCTATCTTATTGATATCATAGACAAATGTTTCTAGACTCTCTCTGATTGCCTTTTCATGCTTACTAGTCAAATTCCACTGATCAGGTAAGACAAGTTTCCAATCCTCTTCATCTATCCTAACTTGGTTTTCACTTCCTGCCATCCTCTGGAATCTCAGAAAGTAAGTCATCCGCTTTCTACTTTAAATTACAAGGGTAAAAGCTTAATTTCTTCTACTAAATTTCTTCATTTTTCAAAACTAATCTTTTTCTGATAAATTGGTAGGTTTTTACCCCCTTTTTGTCTGGAGGTCTCCGACTTGGAAAAAGTTCCCTTCACCGGTACCCTACTGGCCAGAAAGATTTTTTAAAAGGTGGGGGGAGTCAATATCCTTTCAACTCAACAAATCTTTTAGTGATTACCTTTCTACGGCTATTTATATAACGAGTAGTTTTATTTAGTTTCTCTGCCACGTCTTCCCAAGTCGCACCAGCTTCTAAATATCTCATTTTAAAAATGACTAGATCACTTTCAATTAAGTTTTCCATCAAGGTATCTACAACTAGTTTAAAGCCTTCTAAATATCTTAGCGTTTGGTCTTCTTCAATTCTAATGATGGTTGCTTCGGTAGGACTATATACTGTCTTGCCTTTCCCACCAGTACAATCTTCAGCGCTATGTTTCTTATTATGTATTAGTTCCTGTCTTCTCAAATAAATTTTATTAGCAAGCGTTCTATATCGTCCTAACTCAATATCTATCCCGTCCAGGTCTCTATTACTCAACTCGTACATAGGCAAGTACCTCCACTTAAATTTAAAAATTTTTTTATCTTGCAATTTGTCAAATTGTAAATTCTGTCAAACTGACAAACAGCTTAAAAGCCTTTCAACACTCCACTTACTAGGTATCATTGTTTTAAGTTTGACAGCTATTCAATATGACAATTTAAAGAAGTATCCCCCTAATTTATTCCCCAGTTTCTCATATCTTACATTCTGTGAAACTCACTCCATTCTGTAACTTACTGATATACATGACTTCTAAGCCTATCCTCTATTTTAGTTTATGCTTTCTTCATTTTGTGAAACTAATTTACTGAAATTAAAAACAAGGCCACTTTTGATATAAGTATCAATTTCTTGATATTCAAATCAGCCTTGTTTCTAATGAATTACTCTTTAACTAGATACTCTTTAATATCACGATATTCCTTAGAAAAATTCATCCATCCGCTAGAATCAGGGATTAAGAATGGTAAGACAGTAAGCGGACTTACTTCCGTTCGATATAGCAATAGAGAATGTTTCTGACTTATTTCTCTGACTACACCTGAATGGATTTCTTCCACATCCTTCTTCAGTTCTTGAATTTCATCATATGCGTCCAGAATTTGTCTAAGTTTCTTCCGGTATTGTTTATAGATCTTCTTAGTTTCCATCCGTTGCTTAGTTTCTTTAAAAATGTATTCAAAGATGACTGCCTTAGCTTCTGAAAAATCACTATCAAATTTTTCCTGAAGAGCATTAATAGCTTTTTCCATCTTTTCCAGCTTCTCTAAAGATTCTAAGTTATTTGACAAAAAAGAATCTATATTCTCAAATGAAACTTCTTGATTGCCTAACAGGCTTTTCCTTTTTTCGCTTAACTGTTCTCGTGCTGAATTAATCTTACTTTTTTTATTATCTAGATCATCCAGTGTTTCAAATACTTGATTAATATCCATTTCTTTCTCCTAGTTCCATTTTAAATAGTAGGCGCAATCAGTTTCGACTTTTTTAACTACGAAACGAGTATAAAGCATTAAACTCATGCCATAAATAAGAGAATTATCTAACCAACGTAAACTATTTTTATTTCTGTCAAATAAAGTTACAAAGTTATATAGATCTCCGGCAAAAGCTACCTTATCTCCAGTTTCTCCAATTATCTCATCGGATACTACTAGAACTTCATCAACATATAAATTCTCTGAGGACTGTTCCTTTTTATTAATTTTTACAATATAGCTGCCATCAGTTGATTTTTCTTTATCTAGTAATTTAAATAGTGATTTACTTAAAACGAGAGTATTATGTCTATCTGGATTCAAGTCGTTAATAATATCTTTCAACTCATCAATACTAGATACATTTTTCTCAGGTGCCTCTTTTAAAATTTTTCCAATCTCAAAGTTACGAGTTTTGCGACACATCCGTGTAATTTTTTTACTCAATAAATCGTCAAGGTTGTAGTCTCCATCTTCTAACTGCTCTGCAGATAAAGTCAAACGTCCAGAAAATGTTTTGTGTTCAAACTGGGTAGAAATATATTTTTTGCTCAAATTCGCCACTTCATTATTACTGAAATCCTCTGATTGAAGTTCTGATAAATATTCCTCCTCAAATTTCAGAACCTCATATTTCCCACTTGCACCATTATGTTCAATCACATTAACAAGATCTACAAGCTCTTTTCCACTTTCGGGAACACTATAAATATCTGTGATTTCTTTTGTTAACACTAAACCCGTTTGATTATTTTTAATGTTTAAATCTACTCCTCTTTTCTCCAAGTATCTTTCTACTAAATTTTTCTTAGTTGTCATTTTTTTGCTCCTTTATCTCTTTATTGCTCCACGTTGTTTATAATTTTTTCTAAAATTCTTTGCTCTTAGCTTTTCTTTTAGAACTCTACGAGCTTTTAAAATCATTTTTTCTAGCTGTTGATTCTTTATTTTTGTCAGCATATTTTTCTAGTATTTCTTGTTTCCGTTGTTCTAAGCTATTATCTTCTTTTTTACACTGAGAAAATATTTTCTGTCTTTTATCTGGATCCATAGAAAACTTATTGGCTACTATATACCCTAAAGAAGTATCTCTTGCCATAATACTCACCCCCTTTCTATGCAAACAAAAAGGGACATACCACTAGCATCATATGCTTACGGTATGCCCCTGAGTTGTTCTCAATAGACTTATTTTTTAGTTTCTTTTTTGACTAGATGAGTAAATTTCCCATCTGAGTAGACTAAAGTTATCTCTCCAAATCTTGGAACTTTTTCTATCTCTATTATACCACATTTTTCATAGACAATAAAGCCTTTTTCTGTTGAAAATTTCATTTCATCCATATCTATTAACCTTTCTCTCCTCTCACTGTGTTAATCGTATATCGCTTATCTTTGATTGTGAAAGCCTTAAAAGTGTTCCCCTCTAAACCTTTCAAAATTCTACTTGAGTTTCTAGCGTTGTAAACCGTTCGCAATTCACTGCTATCTAGATTCGTGTTGAAAATCGTAGTTTCGCGATTATTGATAATATCAAACAAGAAATCCTGTTCCCAGTCACTCTTAGGAGTGATTGTTCCATTTTTTGCCCCAAGGTCATCTATGATTAGAAAATCAACATCAACTAGCTTTTTAACTGCCTCATACTCTGTTAAGTTTGCATTTCTTCCATAAGCCCAACCTTCTTTTATCTGCTTGATAATCTCGGTTAAGCTGACAAATAAGACACTCTTAGGATCGTTCTTCTCTCTGAAACTCTCATTGATTTCTTTGGCCAGGGCAAGCGATAAATGACTTTTTCCTATTCCTGTGCTACCGCTGATTAAAGTATTCCCTGTCATACCTCCAAGGTACTTCTGGGCTTGCCCCTTTACAAACTCTAACATCTGACCTTCCTCTGTAGTCTTAACAAAGAAATTATCAAATGTCGCTCCCTTTAACTCTTTAGGAATTGTACTATCACGCATTAATACATCATAAGTTTTAAAATATGTTTGTCTATCATCAAACCGCTGTAATAGGTCTTTCTCTTTTTGTTTAATATCCCCCTTCACACACTCTGGGCAAAATGGTTGTATTTTTCTTTCTGAACTCCCTACTACAGGTATAGAAATTTCCCAGTAATTTACCTGATGAATATCACAAACTTTATCTGATATTTTTCTGTTATTAAACTCTTTAAATTGTTCCTTCATCTTTGCAACTCCTAAAATGGTAGATCTGGGAAGTTATCTTCTGACTTCCCTCTTATTGTTTTAGGCTTTTGATTCAAATAACCGTCAAACTTAGATCCGAAAAGTGTTTCTGGTCTCAGATATTTAGAAAATTCAGGACTATCCTTCCATTCTGCCGTTTTTATATCTATCACCTGTTTAAAATCTTCAAGTATATAGCCTTCTTTGAATCGTGCTAGTAAAAGCCTTTTTGTCTTATCAACAAACTTATACCGCTTATTAGCTACTTGATTCAGATAAGCAATAGGAATCCAAAGTTCTTTATGTTTTGTTTTCTCTAAATCTTTTATAGCTGTTTCTTCAAGCCAAGTAGGAAAAGTGAAGTCGGGATTTCCCGACAATATATTATCTAAATATAAATTATTACTCTTACTATTAACTCTATTCTCTTTCTCTATCTCTGTTGGACATGAGTTGGAAATAGTCTTTTTATTTTGGACATTCTCCAATTTTGGTAAATCTTGACTATTTTTTCTTTGGTCTCGCTTGTATTTTGCCCAGTTTGTTTCACTCTCAACCATGGCTTTTGCTTGCGATAATGTAGCATGTCCATCATCGTCTATCTGAATCAGTCCACATTTTGTAAAATATGCAACCGTCATATTTATATCATCTTCAGAAACATCAAGTTTTAAAGCTAATTCCTGTACCAAGCTATCAAAATATCCTTCATAGTACAAAATACAATCATCTTCTAAACTTTCCAACATAAGACGGATATAAATCACTGTCATAGTGTACCCACCAGGCATATTTTTAAGTCGCTTAATAAAAAGATTATCAAAAAACTTCTTATCAACTTTTAACCAAAAATATATTTTAGTCTTTGCCATCACACACCCCCATAAACTTACGGATCTCGTCCACCTTATAATAAACTTTTCTGCTATCGTCTCCTGGAGGCTGATAACGCTTCAAGCCCATTCTTTCCCATTTTTGTAATGTCAAGTATTTTATGTCTAACTCTTCCTGTACCCGTTTTGCCGAAATCAGTCCAATGATTCTGGGAGGTATTTTCTCATGACTTTTTAGGTAACGTTCTAATGCTTCTAATATTTTTATTTGAATTTCTTCAATCATCCTTTCAAACATATCATCACCTCCACGGCTTAACCCCTGCAAGCTGGATATATCGCCCATAATCTGGGCTTAAACTCCCGCTAGGACTTTCTCCTAGTTTCCTGTTTTCTCGCTCCATTTGAGCGCTCTTTTTGCAGTCTAGATGGTTTAGGTAAATTAGAAAGCCAATCAAAATCACGGTAAAAATAAGCGCCTGTGTATTACTTAAATCTAGTTCATTCATGCTATGCCCTCGCTTTGTAATTCTTGATATATAACTGTTGGGCTTGATGTTCCATCTTTTGGAAAGCTTTAACTTCCGTGATAGATACTTTTTTATTGATAAAATCAACGATAAACTGGAATAGGTTTGGTTCATTTCCCTTTAAATCAACCATGAAGTTATCAAATTCTGTTTGTGTCATTTTTCTTATGTCTGGTGTTATCATCTGACTTGTACCCCAATTCTTCAAAATTCTCACAATTAAGGAGATAAACTGCAATCCCGTCCAACTCTCTATAAAGTTGTTCCATCTGGTCACGAATAACGCCTAACCCCTCTGTCATCTGTCCAGATAAGATATCAGTATCTACTCCGTTATTTTTCGCCATTATCAGCCAATTGCTCAACTGTCTTACTAATTCAATTCTGGGAAGCACATCTCCAAGTCTGCCCCCTTGCTCTTGAATTTCCTTTATGTTTAATGTCATATTGTTTTCCTGTGCCTTTTTTTGCCTTTTTCCTATACAGTAACACCACTCCAAACGCTGGGCGATTGCCCCAAGTTGGCGAACGCTTGTAGCGGTGTTTCCTGGGTAGTATTACTCCACATTTTCACTAAACAAGGCCTTAGAATCACCCTGTCAGCACTTGATTTTCAAAACCTTTTCTAATTGCTTGCCTGCTCTTCGGTTTTTCTTTATGTATTTGATAGAATAGATATTTTTTGCTATAATCAGAGCATAGAAAAAATTTCTATATCCTTAATCTTGTCGCTTGCTCGCCTCGTCTAAAATTTGAGCAAGTGATTTTTTTATTTTCTTTTTGCATGATTACTACCTGACTTTGGTTTATAAAGCAAGTCTTTACTTTCGATAAGATCTAGAATCCAACTGAATCCCTGCTCCACCGTTTCAAGAAATGCGCCCAGGTCTTCACTGTCCAAGTTCTCGTAGTTCATACAAAGATATTCGGCTAGTTGTCTGTCTTTCTCAACTAGCTTTTTAAAATCCTTGGGATACTTAGGAATTTCTAACCCCTTGGCATTTGTAACTGTCTTAAATTCATTTTCCATTTTCTATACTCCTATACTTTAAAAATTAGTTCTTTAATTTCTGAATACCCCCTATTCAAGTTAATCATAGATATTGCCATATCTTCCAAACGTTGGTAGTTTGTCAGTTCTGCACTTGTCAAGCCATCAATACCGTTCTTACTTTCTCGCTCCTTCATGAGTTGCGCTTTATTCTTTCCTGTCACTCCCTTTAGTAGTAAGTTTGTCAGGGTGCTATAGGCATGCTTAGGTGCTTTCTCCCATGTTTGAATAGCTTCAGTTAAGCTTTTACGCTTTGGCTTTTCCAGTTCTCTTTGAAGATAGCGTTTAGAAAGTTCATCACGCATTTCAAAGAAGGCTTTGACTAGGTTCATTTTGAATTGTCGTACTGGTTCGGTATTCTTTAGATAAGTGATCAGCAAGGTAGCCTGTTGCTCGTTCAAACGATAGATTTTCATCGGTCGCCCTCGTCTATCTAATTTACGGATTTCAAATCCGATTATTCCGTAACTTTCAAAATCCTCTTGATGATTTCTTATTAAACTTTGTACTGTATCGTGCTTTACTTCAGCACATTCGGCGATGATTTCGCTCGTAGTATACGGCTCTTTCTTGCCGTCCATGTAAATGAGTTCCATTGGTTCACTTCTTTCTTCTTTTGTCAGTGCTTGCCACCTAAAACAGTACCAAGGTAAAGCATTAAAATAGGGTAAAATCGGAGAATATGAACCCCTACAAACCCTTGATACTGCTATAGGTAGCAAGCAAATTACACTAGCTAATATTTAGCTAGATCCGTTTATCAATCCCCAGTAGTAAAGCACCACATGAGAAATCTATAAATGTAGAGTAGTATTGTGATTAGTTCGCTCCTTTCTAATCTTCTGGTGTTAATAGTTCGTCAAGCGTGACTCCTAGATAGTCAGCAATCTTTAGCAAAGTTTCTGATTCAGGATTTTTTGTACGCTCATAGTACAAACTAGTCAGTGTAGTCTTTGAAATTCCTGTAGCTTTATATACGTCTAAAACTTTTTTACGTTGTTTTGCTAAAAGAACTCTGAAGTTATTTTTCATTCTTCTCTCCTTCCTATTGCAATGTATGCATTACAATTTTTTTATTTTATTGTAACATACACCTACAGTTTACAAAAAACATAAAATATTGTCAAGTGTTTTTTACAATCATTTGATAAAATTGAAGATGTATTGTAAAATATAAACTGAATAAGGAGTAATCAAATGATACAAACTAATTTAAAAGAGTTACTAAACAGAAATAATATCAGCATAAACAAACTATCAATCGAGACTGGGTTGTCACGTCCAACATTAACTTCATTAATGAATAACGAAAGTAAGGGCATACAATTTGATACTTTGGAAAAATTATTAGATTATTTTGATATTTCTATTGCTGATTTTTTTAGCGTCTACAATGAAGAAATTATCTTCAATTTTTTATCTGAAGTTCCATTATCCAAGGCGAAAATTATGGAAGAAAGGCCATTTTCTGGTGAAAGAAATGATAATTATGTAGAATTTAATCCTTCAGAACTAATGTCTTATAAGTGTTTTATAGAAATTGATGGAACACCTGGAAAGCCATTTGGTGGGGCATTATCCCCTGTTATAAATAATGAGAAAATAGTAGCTATAGGATTAGTTTTCTTTCGCTCTGATATGGAAGGAAATTCATTACCAATTCAAGATATCAAAGCTTTTATAAAGAAGTTGGATAGTGAAGCTTTAGGAAATCTGGTAGAAGAACTTCTTAATAACTGGTATAAAAGGTATAAAATTATTAAAAAAAGCGATTTTTCAGATATAATCATTACCAACCTTACTTTATTAGATGATCAACCCGTCTCTTATCCAGTTTTTATAGATATAAAAAAAATAGGAAAAGAAATAAGTTTTGATTTATATGGATACAAAAACAGCGGTTATAAAGAAGGGGACGAAGACTTCAGTAATTCTGTAATTTTTAATGATTTAGAAGGTAAGTAAAAACTATACATTATCTATTACTAGCCTTTACTTAAAAACTTAAAAAATTTTTTCGCCCAATTCTAATTCAAAACTGATTTATGTCACAAAGATATCAAAGCTTAACATTTTTAAAAGCTCTTACTTCGCTCTCTGTTCAATAATAATGTTCTTTTGTTAGTTCATTTCCAAACCAAAACAACATATAGTAAAAAGGAGATTACTTATGAAAAAATTACTAAGCACATCAGCTATTTTACTTTCTGCTACCGGCCTAGTAGCTTGCTCTAACAATCAATCAACTACCAAAGATAGCTCGGAGCAACCAAAAACGGAGCAAAAAAACGCTACTTCAACAAACGTTAAAACCAAAGTAGATAACAGTAAATACGATGATTTAATTTCTGAAATCAAATCAAAATTAGATCCTGAATCAACTGGCGCAATAAGCGTAAAAATTCAAAATAACGTAATCGATTCAGATTCATCCGAACCGCATGATACAATCATGATTTTGCTAACTGGAACGGCTAAAGATAGTGCAAAAGAGACTATGGACGCAATCAATTCAAATTCTGCTACAACTAATCAGCAAAATGCAATTACCGTATTTCGGATGTCTATATCTGAGTTTGCTAAAAAATTACCAGACGACAATACGACTCTTTCCCTTGGGTATGAAAAATCTGCTGATCAATACGACTTAATCGCAAAATCTTCAAAACAAAAAGATTTTATCCCTGTTGGAGAACTCATCGTAAATTAAAAAACTCCCCCATATTCGCCAATAGAGCCCCTATTTCTAAGGTCTATTGTGCAAAAATGGAGGAAATTGAAGAATAGAAAACCAATTTTACAGACTAAAGCGCAAAAAACGACAAAATTAACAAATAGAGATGACTAATATCTTCTAAACCATCGGCGAAATCGTGGGCATATATAGAGAGAATTAAAATGAACAAAGAAAATCCATATTTTGAACAAACCAAACAAAACTACATAGAAGTTGAAAAACTCTATAAACTTGGTAAAGCAAAGCATACATCTTCTAAATACAGATTTCTTGCACCAGCAGTTAAAAGACAATCTGAACAATTCTTATTTGAAGCCAAGACTCAAAAAAGAAAATATTGGAAATTCAGTCGTGGTTCTCTGGTATTCGTAGAGTTCGGTGTAAATATAGGCGGAGAATTATCAAATAATCATTGGGCTATTGTCTTAGACAAAGTAGATAGTCCCTATAAAAAAACACTTACAGTAATTCCTCTAACATCTAAAAATCAAATAGATACTGTACTCATAGACGAAGTCATTGCGGAATATCCTTCTATTTTGCTTGATGAATATATTGAAAAATTACACAAAGATTTATTTGCCTACCTAAAATATTTAGATTCCAATAATGCAATTACTGAAGCTGCCTTATCGGATGTCTACCAAGCTTATACAGAACAATTTTCAAACGAAATAATTCAACCTAAGATAATAGACGATGACAACCTTAAACGGACACAATCAGAAATAAATGACGTTATTGAATTAACTCAATACTACAAAAAATACATTAAGCGTTCTTATGCCAAGTGTAATAACCTTCAAACAATCAGCAAAGATAGAATTTTAAAGAAAAATAGATTAGATCCAATCGGAAAAATGAAAGTATCTGATAACACATTGGACAAAATTAACGAAAAGTTAAAAGAATTATACCTTTTCTAATCTCTTGACATTTTTTAATAATTATAATACAATACAGCTATTAGGAGTTTAGCTCCATAAAGTTTACATTTGGATTTTAGATCCATAACGTGATAGTAGCCGTATTTGATACGGCTACTTTTCTTTTTATATTCTAGTAAATATAACTTAAAATAAAAAATCCCCCATATTCACCAATAGCAACCCTATTTCTACGGTCTATTGTGCAAAAATGGAGGAAATTGAAGAATAGAAAACTAATTTTACAGACAAAAGTACAAAAAACGGCAAAATTGACAAATAGAAAGGAGAATCATGGACTACGAAACAACACGGAAGGGACAGTTTTAGGACGAAAAAAGGCGAACTTATTCGCTAATTTGTTTACATATAGCTCCAAATGGATTATAATTTATTTAATCTTAATGAATGGTTGCAGTAGCGACCTACCAAAAGGGGCTTTTAACGAAGCTCCTTTTGCGCATTATTTTGAGGTTTAATCAATGAAACCATTTCTAATTGCTTGCCTGCTGATTGACATCTATTAGACTTTAATCTATAATTAAGTTACTTAGAGGTTTACCCTCATATTTTTAAACTTTGAGCCTCAGCGCTCCAGGGAAGTAGCTTAGTTGTTACTTCCTTTTTATTTTCTAAATAAAACTCTTGAAATACTGAGGCTTTTTCAAACCTCATATAAGCCCCATATCCGCCTTGTTTCTTATTCTGGTACAATTTACCATCTAACTGCTTAAAATCGAAAATAAGGGGGTTCTCGTAGCCCCTCGCATGGTATAAACTCAAAACCTTTTCTAATTGCTTGCCTGCTGATGGAAAAGGAGTAAAACCATGAAAATTACAGAGTACAAAAAGAAAGATGGATCAGTAGTTTACCGTTCCAGCGTTTATCTTGGCATCGATACCGTAACAGGTAAGAAAGTCAAGACAACTATTTCAGACAGAACCAAGAACAGACTCAAAAGCAAGGCTATCCAAGCCAAGGTAGAGTTTGAAAAAAACGGCTCAACAGTCACAAAAACCGTTAATGTTACCACCTATCAGGAATTGACGGAACTCTGGCTAGAAAATTATTGCCATACAGTCAAACATAGCACTCTTATAGGCGCAAAAAACAACATAAAAAAGTATCTCCTACCAGCCTTTGGAGACTACAAACTAGATAAACTAACGCCCCCAATCATTCAGCACCAGGTAAACCAGTGGGCAATAGATTACAATCAACTAGGAAAAGGTTATCAGCAATATAACCAACTCCATGCCCTAAATAAACGCATATTATCCTATGCCGTTTCCTTGCAAGTCATTGCTTCAAATCCAGCTAGTGATATCATAGTCCCACGTCGCAAACCCAAAGAAGGGCAAAAACTGAAATATCTGGATGACGACAATTTGAAAAAATTCTTAGATTATCTGGATCAGTTGCCAAACACTTACAAAAATTTCTCCGATACGGTGTTATATAAGACACTTCTAGCAACTGGTTTGCGTATTCGTGAGTGTCTAGCCTTGAAATGGTCTGATATTGACCTACAAAACGGTAGTATTTCAGTTACCAAGACTTTAAACACCCTCAAGGAGATCACTAGCCCTAAAAGTAAAAGTAGCATTAGAGAAATAGCACTTGATATCAAAACGGTACTCATGCTTCGGCTCTATAAAGCAAGACAATCCCAAATAGGGAGGGAAATAGGGGTAACTTTTGAAAAAGTGTTCTCTGATACCTTTGACAATTATAGAGAAGCTGGAGCGCTCCGATTTAGACTAGAAAAACATTTAAAACTAGCTGGATGTCCTCGTTTGAGTTTCCACGCTTTCCGACACACCCACGCTAGTCTATTGCTTAATGCTGGCCTGCCTTATAAAGAAATCCAAACACGGCTAGGCCATTCTAAAATTTCAATGACTATGGACATCTATAGTCACCTATCCAAAGACAATAAGAAAAAGGCGACTTCCTTCTATGAAAAAGCCATTGAGAATCTACAAAGTTCCTAAAAAGTTCTTAAAATTCATCATTAAGGGATAAAAAACGGCTATATCAAGGGGTTCCAGCTTTTTC